CTTGATTATAATAAGGAGTCCAATAACCTGTATCTTCTTCTAATTGGCTTCCTTGATATAAAACAGAGGTTTCTGTCCCACCAATAGAATATGGGGCTTTCAAAATACTTTGCCAACTCATTGTAATCTCTCCTGCATCAAAGGTAGGCACTTAATCTATCCATAGTTTCTTCAAACTGAACTTCCGAACCATCAAGCGAATCTAATTTTTTCAATCTTTCCAATTGTTTTTCTGCGGTTCTTAGTAGGGATTCAACTGATTCTTTTGCATCGGGAGTAAGAGAAGTCTTAGATTTACCTTTTGCTTTATCTAGTGTTCTTTCATAGGCTTCAATATCATCTTCACTCTTCAAAATTTCTTTCCAACTCATTGTAATCTCTCCTGCATTTTCTTCTTAACATCAAGCCAAACTTCGGGATGTCCTTGCGCTAAAACCTCTTGAACAACTTGCATCTGTGCAACAATAATTGTATCTTGTCGCTTATGCACTAATTTACCCTTAAACTCCATCATGTATTTCAATGACTCTCTAATTTCTCTAGCCAACTTAACTAAAGCATCGAGTTCCTTAGCATCCAAATCATCTCTAGATGCTATCTCTGTAATTTTATTATCAAGTAATCCTATGTTTCCAGCCAACATATCTACCTCATTCAACTCCTTCTTAGCAATTATATTTGCCGCCGACTGTTGAACAATAGGTTGTAGATGGTGCTTAATATGACGATGAACCTGTGCCTTAGTAATATTAAGACCCGCACTTACTTCTTCCGCAGTAATCAAACCTTCATGTAATTGTCTCTCATATTCGGCCCTATGTGGGTCTACGCATATTGCACACTTAGGGTTACTACTATTGACATAATCGCCCATGTGGTTTCGTTGGTGCTGTGCTGATGTTCCACTACGCCAACCCATCTGTTCATCTAAAGCATCACAAGATATTTCCATATCTTCTATCTGTCGCTCTAGTTCATCAACATTCTCATGTTGGCAAAACAAACAACTTCTTCTACGCATGTTAAACCACCAAAATATCTCGCCAAGACTTTGTTAATGTGCGTCTCTTTGTTCCTGTTCCTGTAGAATCATAATAATCCTTGATAATTTTTCTTGTCTTTGCAGGGGTCAAAACAATTCTAAAGGAGACAAAATCACCGGCAATATTTTTTTTACCGGCGTATCTAGACAATAATTTTTTTGTCTTAGCATCAGTATTGGATTTAAATTCTCGATTGATTAACTTAGACATTACCTTAGAAACACTTACTTCATCTCCAACCCTAGAGGAACTTATTGCTTTACCAACTGCTCTCTTAAAGTCCGGCACTCCCATGAGATACTTAGCAGGTTTCGCAGTATCTATAGTCAATTTAAATTCCCTATTTTCTAATTCTTCTTGGGCCTTTTCTAAAATCTCCAAAAGCCCTACAGAAACTAATTCACCACCAACTAATGCTTGATATATTGGAGGGGTTGCAGTATCTTTTTCTTTGCTAGACCAAGTAGAGTTATATGTCCGACCTTGTAAATCATCCTTATGTTTTGTTTTGAAATATTCGTCTAAGTAATGACCGTAAATAGGTTCCATATCTATTCCTTTAGGATAAGCCCCTGTCTCCTTATTATATTTTGAAGGTATTGAGAACATAATGTTTTGAGGGTTTAATGTTGGGTGGTCTAGTAAATCTCTTATGTCAGCCTCAATTGCTTCAAAGTCTTCATAGTCTTGTTGAAAAAATATACCATTTTTTCTTGAAACCATTATCGAATTTAGTTTGTTAAGTTCAAGGTAACTTCCTGTATTGCCATCATTGTCCGAAGCAGGCCGAACAGGTATTGCGTGGTTTCTTAATGCTGAAAATAGACTACCTCTTAGAACCCCAATAGCCCCACCCTTCAAACTACTACAGGTTTTTTTCCAATTAGCATAATCTTGAGGAAAAGAAATAGGCCCACCTTCAAGAGTAGCGTCTCCAACCTGTGCAATATTCTTGTCTACTTTCGGCACTTCTTACACCTCTTTTTCTTTTTACCATATCTAGGTTTGAATAAATGTGAATGCGAGGCGGCCCCAGTAGTGACTGCCCCTGCTACCTTTTCTACGGATTCTATATTAGAACTTTCCTCTTCACACCCGCAAGACTTTCTTTCTAAGTCTTCTATAACTTGTCTTTGTCTTTCTTTAAAATGTTCTATCTCTATCTCTCTTTTAGTCTTAGGTCTTTCCTTTTCCTTTATCGAATCATAATAAGCAATATACTCTTCTTGTTCTTCTTGAGAAGGATTTTCCTTTTCAATAAATTCTTCCCAAATTGCCATAACTTCTTTGCTACCTTTACCATGTCTATCAACCATAAACTTTAGGTAAGTTTTCCACCGTTTTAGGCTCGCAAACCTAATAGATTCTTTATTTTTCAGTATGTTTTTCCAACTCATAGTTGTTCCTCCATAAGTTTTCTAATGTCGAAACCTACACTAGTAGTTTTGCCACCAACATTCACAATAATAGGGTAATACAATTGTTCTAGTTCCACATAACTATAGCGGGGGGGATTAACTGCCCTCATTAGCCTGTGAACTAATTCCTTCAATTCTTCCAAAGTGTATAGGTCTAGGTTGTCGTTATCGAAGTCAATTGATTTATTTTGTTTGAACCCTTCCTTTAGTATATTTAAAAGTTTTAAAATCCATTCATTTAGCATCCTACCGCCTAGTTTATTCATATCAAAATAAACATTATTGACATTATATTTAGGGTTTTGATAGGGGCGTTTTTCCTCACCTTCGGTATAAGTGACGCTTTCTACAACCCCTATCATCTTATCAATATAATCCGCTTTAATGTCATTATCTGTTTTAATTTTAGGCTTAGACCATCCGGTATTTACAGAACCCGTCTTTTTTCTTTTCACATCTATTCTACGACTACGCCGCTTTAGTATGTCTTCCCAACTCATCTCAAATCACCGGATAACGATACATTGGCTTAACGGACATCTTAAAATAAGTATCTTCATCCATAATGTCCTCTACTTGACTGTATTCTGTAACTTTATCGCCACTTTTTGATGCAATTGCCTCAACTTTAGCCGCCGATTTAGCATCCAACGGATTCAAAAGAGTAATTCTTGGTTTTCCTCTTGTATATTCGTCTCGCTCTCTTCTCAAATCAGCAAAAAGACCTTTTCCTCGGCCAATTTCATAAATAAAACTGTTTCCGACAAAAAAGAAGTCGCCCATGTCCTTGTAAGAAGTAAAACCTTCGATTTCACCCTCATCATTTACCTCGGCAACCAAATTTAACGGAGTAACAACCGAAGGATAGCCTTTTTCAACCGCAGTTTTGAACTTTTCAACAATTTCAGCAATTTCAGCCTCGCTTAAGACCTTAATTTCTTTAATTATACTCCACCAATGCAAAAAATCACACCCTTTTGGTGTAGACAACAGTAGCATCTCGATGTGTTGTTTCTTTTTTCATAATCCAATCAGCATTATCCAAATATTTTCTTAAATTTCTAGATTTTAGACGCTTAACCCCTCTCTCTTCAAGAGATTTTTTGATAGAACTAAAGGTATAATCGCTATTATTAGAAAAAACATCCATCAAATTGCGAATTACCGACTGCCTTAAGCCGGTATTAGTCAAATCATCTTGCCAAGTCATAGGAATCACTCTTCATGGACTTCTAATTTTAGTTTTTTACCCAAATCTATAGCAAAATCATAGGCATGTTCCTTACTATAAAAACCATCAATGGTTTCTATTTCAAACATATCATCATCAGCAAAATAAACAGACCATTCCTTATTACCATCAGCATTCTCATAGTGTTCACTCACCATTATATGAGTAGTTCCCTCCGGTATTTTTGAAGATTTTTTAATATTCGATAAGTGTTCTTTGACTATCTCTAATGCCTTTTTCAAACTATATTCTCTAGCAACAATTTCACCATTAACTCTAATGATAAACTTTCCATCTCGCATAGTTTCTAGTTTGATATTGCCATCTCGATGTTGTAAATAATAATTAAATGATGTTTTGGTGGTTTGGGGGCTATAACCTCTGACTTTTTTATTACTACCACCATGATACTCACCACCAAGCATCTCTTGTAAATCAGTCATAAAATCTCTAGGGCCATAGAATTTTAAAATATTAAACCAAGTCATAATCAAGCCCCCTCTACTTTTTTAAGTAGGCCAGTTAAAATTTGCTCGATTTCTTGAGAGACATATTTATGTTCTATTTCTAGTGATAACAGTTTTCCCTCATCAAGTTCCTCACCATTGGCAAACTCTCTAAGAATCTTGTCTATCATATTCAAAATATCTTTTTGCTCTCCGACAACATCAATAGCCTTTTGACTTTCAGCAATAACATCTACTTTTATAATATCTCGCCAAGTCATTTAAATCATTCCTCATCTTTAGGATTTCTAAAACAATAGTCGCATATTTCTACACCGGCTTCTAATTGTTCATCTGTAAGTTCTTCGCCACATGAAAGACACTGTAAATCCTCATCTAAGTCTTGCATATGTGGGTCATAATCGTCTTTTGGGTCATAATCAATGTTCTCATCATCCATCATTCTATGTTCCGGCCCTTGATAGTTTTTTAACACATCTCGCCAATTCATTGTTTCACTTCCTTTCCAGTTACAAAATCTTTCTTTGTTTCTTTCTCGGCTTTATCAACCTTTTTTGATTGGTCGTCAAACCAAGCATCTAATGTGCTACATCGTGTCATGTCAATCATTCCTTAACTGTTCCTTTTCTGCGGCCATAGAATAAAAATGATTTAATACACCTATAAGTTCCCCAAGTAACTTTACATCTACAACACCTTTAGCATAAGGCATTACATTATTAGCAAAATCCTCTAATTTATTTACTATTTCATTAGGTGTGGTTTTTCCAATTCTATCTAATCTATTCATAATTTCATCATAATTAGAATCGTAGTATTCATCATCACCATACGGGGACTTTCTATCTCTCCTTTTATATTCATATTTCAAAATCTTCTTCGCTTCTCTAATATTTCTAAAATCTCTACTGTTCATAATAATCACCGTGACTGTTCTTCTGCTTCAATCCATTCTCCGCCCAACTCATACAACTCATACAAAGCATCTTCACTTATTTTCAATAACTTAAAACCTAATTCGGGCATTTGTTCCTTTAGAGAGTTTTCTAACTCCCTACCATAGTAGGCATAGTCCGATACTGCCTTAATGAAACCTTCAATGTTCTTTTTATCTACTTTCATAGCCGCCTCTAAATCATCTTTAGAACCCTTTCTCTTTTCAGCCTCTTGCTTCATCCGAGGACTAATATTCATAAAATCAGTCATCTCTTCGGGGTCTTTTTCAAATATTTCTTTCTTAATTGTATTTTTCCATGTCATAATAATCACACTAGTAGTTTTTGGGGTCGTCTAAATGCTTAAGCAAACGGTATAATTTACGCAAGCCCCTATCACGCTTATTATGGTTTTCGTCTCCGCTTACACCCATACTTTCAAATTCTCTAATAGCCGATTTAATTTGCTCTTTAATTGTTCTTGGTGAAGAATTAGGGTCTGTTGGGTCGCCATCGGGAGGCAACGGTGCTTTCTTAATACTCTTTAAAATCTTCTTCGCTTCTCTAATGTTTCTAAAGTCTTTGCTGTTCATAATAATCTCTCCAAAATTTTCCCGCAGTTTTTTCAATACTTTCCTTGGTCGGGAAAAGTAGAATGTTCATCTAATACTTTTTCAAGGGCAATTACAAACCTTTCAAAACTTTCATCATCCATTGTTTCTGTAAAATTAGGCAATCTATGTTGAATAGAAAACATCCTATCTTCTAATCCTTGCATCCTGTCTTTCTTAATCTCATCTTTCCAAGTCATAATAATTTCTCCAAAATTTTCCCGTAATTTTTTTTCAAAGGCTCAAAAACCTCGACCCTCTCTTTCCCGATACATGGCATCTTCCATAGGAGTAGCGTCATCATTTTCATATTGGCCGGTATATCCTATATCAACCATTAACTCAAACTCTAATGCTTCAAATGCTTCCTTTGCCGCACCCGAATCTAAGTTATGTTTTTTCAGGTATTCTTTTATTTTTTCTAGTAAAGGATTTATTACCTTAAATTTTCTACTATCCTCATCCTGTGGGGGTTCTTCTTTCTTAATTGTATTTTTCCACATATCAATTTCTCCCGTCAATAAGTTGAATTTTCAGCACTATCAGCAAAATCCTTATCTGTTTTTCTTGCATTTGTTTTTAGTTCATCAATGAGCATCATAGCCCGTTCATGTTCTCTTGACATATCGTGAGCCATAGACCTACTATTTTCATTATAATCGTCGGATGCAATTTCTCTATTATAGGACTTTACGGCAATTGAAAGCATATTAAGGTGCTTTTCTAAACGCAGTATTAACTGATAGTTATTTTTTAAATAATTTTTCTTAATGCTATTTTTCCAATCCATGTTAATATCCCCTTTACATCTTTCTAACCTTTTCCCAAACACTCGATAAATAATCTTCCATTTGGTCTATGATTTCAGACATTGTTTCTCCTTCATCTTCAATTCTGTGATGGTGTTTAAATACTATTTTATCTATCATTACATTTAATTTAGTCTTAAGGCGATTCATTCTATAAATTTCTTCAAGCCTATCTGCTCTAGGTTTTTCATCTTCTTTTATTATATGTTCCCAACTCATAATAATTTCTCCAAAAATTTCCCGTCATTTATTTGTCACTATGCCAAACTTTTTTTTTAGTTTTAATGTATTCCCAGAATAAGATTAGTGGTTTAATGTTTTAAATTCTTTTATTAGTAATCTAGTATTATTTAATAGTCCTTTAGTGTCTTAGTATTTGTATTTACTTTAATATTAGTTAATTTAACTTTAAGGTTCTGTAATTGCTTTGATAATAATACTAAACTGTTGTAGTCTTCTTTTGGTAGTTTGCCTTCTTGTGATTTAGCCCTTAGTAAAAAGTCCTCAACATCTTCTTTTATTATTTTGAATATTCTTAAGACATCATGTGCCGTTCTCATCCTAAACATGTGGTCGTAAAGGGGTTCTACTTATATCATTTCCTGTAGTGGTATGCCCCTCGCAATATAGAAAATACAGGTATGAGAGTAGTGTTTTAGTCCCAAGAATACTAAATTATTAGGCTAGTAGTGTTGCGTTTAGTCCTAATAATTAAATAAAAAATTTAATACAAAGCCATATGGTTGTGTTAAAAAATAACGACGGTATAAGATTACAACCATATGGTATTACTTTGGTTAAACCTCACCGAAAAATCGGGTCATTGGTCTTCTTTGAATTTATTCCTCTTCTCCAAATAACTCTTCATAGCCGAAGCCGTTTTCATAATCTTCTCTAAGACTGCTTTCATAATCATTCATTCCGACTCTGTATGCTATTGGGTCAATTAGATATAATGCCAGTGATGGGGCATACTCAAAACTGCCAATTTTAACTGGTGGGTTGCATTCGTCTAGCAAATCGTCATACATTGTTTTTAATAATTCTTCATCCATTATTCTTCCTCTCCAACAATGCAAACCCATTTACCATTAACATATTCATGCGCCTTGTAAAAGTCTTGTAATTTATTATATCGTTCTGTTATTTTACCCCAAGTGATGCCAACCATAGGCTTTACAACATTCTTATCATTAGGATGTTTGGCCTTATGTCGGGCTTGTCTTTCACTTACAGACATTCTCTCATATTCTCTCATGGGTATCTCTTGCATTTTACATGCGTTTCTATCTCCGGTTTTCATTCTTTCACCTCATCAGCAATTACTTCGACGCAATGACCTTCACATGAGCAAATGCTCATAATGTATCTAATAGCATCAACAAATGCTACCGTTCCGCCGTTTTCATCATACCATGTTGTTTCGTTGCATTCACATGCGTTTCTATCTCCGGTTTTCATATTTATTCCTCAATCGGCGGTTTTCTTACACGCCTTATAA